TCAGTGTCAGAACACGAAACGCAGCCTTAAGGACTTGTGCTCGTGTCATGTCACGAGTCTCTTTACCATCGGCAGTATCCTCTACCTCTTTAGTGGTAGATAGCATACCCAGTGAGTCGAGACACAACATCATCTGTGGACGGTCACCTTCTGGTTTCGACAGATGGTCATCCAGAACACGAATTGCCTGTGTCCGAAACTCCTGTACAGTGGTGACAGGCATGATAACCATACGCTTGGGGTCAATACCACGGTCAATCACCATCTGGCGTGTGATAGCACTCTCACTCTCAAAGTACAGAACACCAGCATCAGGGTTCGCATCAAGGAAGTTCTTGACCATACCCATGAGAAAGAATGTCTTACCTGTTGCACTCTCACCCGCAATCGCAGTGATCTTATTAGATGGCAGTCCACCATATAGACTACCTGATAGAAGTGCATTGAAGATGTATGAACCAGTGTCAATAAAGTTCTCTACATCACCAGCCTCCACTCCATCATCTACGATTGCAGCATATTCGTTTCCTGCTGCCTTGATTGCGTCCTGTAAAAAATTACTCATCCATGCCTCCTTTATAAATCAGCGTTTCTTCTTCCATTCTCTGCTCAATGATATCAACTAGAATATCACCAATCAGTGTAAAGAAATCCTCATCGAACTCATCGCGAGGAATGTTGTTGTTGTCTTCTATATTGTAGTCAAACGAGAGTCTAGCCAACCCCTCTGGTGTAGGTTCTGGAACACTAATGCGTCCATATGAATATATTACACCAGAGAACTTGTGGTCACCACGCAAGAGAACTGATGCTTGAGCATCACCCTCTTTTGATACATACTCCCATGTGCTTGGATTAATTCTTGGTATGCTCATACTTGCCATCCTTCTCCAAAATCTGTGTTGTCGAACACGGGTTCGTTAAACGTGTCCTCTTTTTGATTGCTGTCAACCAGACCTTCCTGCTCACTTGCATCTAGGTCATGCAGACGCATCTTTGCACGGTCGATACCGATAACAAATCTCTTATTCATGGTTGGATCATTATATCGGTTCTTCAACTGCTTGACTGCGATTTGGTTTCGTTCCTCAAGTTCCTCACTAGAAATAAGCGCAAACATGAGGTCCGCCGTAGCAGGAAGACCAAAAGACTCTGACGTATCTTCCAAACCAACATCTGTGTTGGAGTACCCGCTCCTTGTGGTCTGTGTAGCCGACATAATCGGGACGTTTGTCTCAACTGCGAGTCCCCTAAGTTCCTCAGCAATCGACTTGATATACATGTACGAGTTGACATTTGCTGCCCCCTTGAATCTACTGGATGCACAGATGTTTAGATAGTCAATGAAGATGATATCTGGTCTAAATGACTTCTTGACTGCGAGCTCCTTGATAAGACCACGAAAGTGTCCAGAGTGTGCAGATGCAGTTGGATACTCCTTGATTACCAATTGACCAGTGGTGTTCTTGATAATCTTGTTGATCTTGTCATCATACATCTGCTTTGGTAGACTATGTAGGTCTTCCATAGAGATGTTCATGAGGTTTGCATCAATACGTTCTGCAATACGTTCCTCTGCCATCTCCATAGAAATATACAATACGTTCCTACCTTGGTTCATACAGTTCGCAGCCATGTGACACATGAACAGAGACTTACCCACACCAGTTCCAGCAAGGGCAATGTTCAGTGTCTTAGGTGGTAGTCCACCTTTGGTGATACGATTGAAGAAGTCAAGGTCGAAAGGTATCTTCTCCTCTACTGTGTGGTAAAATTCGAACCGTGATTCTGCATCAAGTAGATAGTCATGACCAACAGAGTTATCAAAACCAACAGCCAAGGCATCTGTGAGAATGCTCGGGATAGCATCGACATTTCGATTCTTATCTTTTCCATCAATGATTTGTATGCCTTCAACAATTGCATTGTATACCGCCTTATCCTTACAGAATTTCTCTGTAGTCTCTACTAACCACTCTAAATTCGCATCATCGTCTTTCTCAAGACTTTTAATTATATCAATCACCGCCTTCACATCTTGTTCATTCAAGTCACGGCGATTATCAATCTCAATTTCAATGGATGTTTTGTTTGGTAGGGAGTTGTACTTCTCCACGAACTTTTGTATCTCTTCGAATACAATACGTTCACTGCGATCAGAAAAGTAGTCTCCCCGCATATGGGGAAGAACCTTCCTCGCATAATCTTCATTTGCAATCAACTCAGATAGAGCTGTTCTCTCAATCGTCTGCATTCATATACCTCGTTAAACCAATAGATTCTTCTATGCGAGATTTTGCCATGTCAACATATTCTTGATGAATTTCAATCCCCAAATATTTCCTATTTAGATTTACGCAAGAAACTCCAGTTGTACCACTTCCCATAAATGGGTCAAGAACTAAATCTCCCACGAAACTATAATATTTTACAATTTTATCACTCAATTCTTTTGGGTATGGCGCAAGATGTTTTGATTTTGTTTCTGGATTTATTTTCCACACATTTGATCTTTCATATCCATCATCTACTAATGATTTTTCTAATATCTCCCCATCGTATGAACGTACAATTTTGTCAATCAAGAAATCTGATGGTTTCTGGAATACAAATATAGTCTCACTTACAATGTTAGGTTTATATGCCACTGGTTTTCTATGTTGAAAGAAACCACCGTTACGATTAATAGAAGAACCTTCTGGTTTTAACCATACAATATCATCAATATATTTCCATCCCATTTGCTCCATTAAAGTAAAAAAATGAAAAGGTATTGCTAATCTTTTACTTTCATGTGATCTTGATTCTCTTGACACAATTACTGGCGATAAATTAACCAAACACATTCTTCCAGATTTGGTTACACGAAAAACCTGTTGGAAAACATTATCAAGAAATTGCAAATAATCCTCATAATTCGGCCAAGTCGAATATGATTTTGCATTATAATATGGTGGAGAAGTGCATGTTAAATGCACACTCTCTTCATGAATGGTTTTTAAAACATCTTCACAATTGCCTAGTATTATTTCATTCATCCAATTACCCTACTTGATCCCTTATGACTGTTACAGTCTCCATTTTCTATGGACTTCCTTCCGTGACAAAGTTTACAGTAGGTTTTTACGTTTTCAGGCGTGTTATTGTGATGATCACCGTCCAGATGATCAAGATCAAGTGAATTTAAAAATCCTGACCAACACTCTGAATCTACTGGACAGGTGAAACCAAGATGACCATCGTAATTTTCACAATACTTCTTTTTATGAATTGTTACACCTTCAACAACCAATCCTTTTTTTCGTGCATTGGTGCAACGAGAACATTCACTTTTAAATGACCAATATTTCCACTCTCGTACCAAAACGTCTCGGTCACAACCATGATTAACACATTTTGGTAGCACATTACCCTCATTAAAGAATTTCTCTTTCATTTCACTTGAGATGGTGCTTTTCATAATAACCTCTTCTGTTTTCTCACTATAACTAACTATACCACTCCTAAACAGATTTGTCAAGCGGATTCTTCATCTAGTCTTCCTCTTCCAAAAAATATTGTGAGACAGGTATCTCACATCTCACTAAAAAGTCCACACCCACAGTTTCCCTATAAGACTGTGAATATACAACTTCACTCACTCCAGCAGAGTATAACATCTTCGCACAAGAAAGGCAAGGCGCATGTGTAATAAATGCAACAGAACCTTCACCTGACTCATTTGACCTCGCAAGTTTTGCGACAGCGTTTGCCTCTGCGTGAATTACCTCTGGTTTGGTTTTACCACTCTCGTCCTCACATACATTAGTCCACTCACTTGGCATACCATTGTATCCGATACTTATGATACGATGGTCCTTGACCAGAACACACCCCACCTTAAGTCTCTCTGCTGTACTGCACTCTGCATATGCATGTGCAGCCTTCATATGTGCTTTAATGTGTTTAGGTTTCATAGTTCGTACTCATAATTATCCGTCTCCTCATTCTCATTCAGAATAAACGCACCATTGCGAAGATGAAATTTACGAGCCATCTCAGTCTTGGGTGATAATGTGACTAGACGTTTGAAGTCGTTTTCAATCGCATAGTCTCTCAGTTCATAGATTATATCACGCCCTGCGCCTGGAGCATAACTCCATACAGTGTATGCGATACAGTTGTCCCCCTGTGGATGTGAGTACAGGGCAAGTTCTCTTACAGTTGTGGGTATATCTGATGTGTATGCAACGCAGACAATGGCATCAGGTTTGTCCCCACCGATATAGAATATCTCTCCCACTGACTTACGAAAAGCATACGACAATGAAGGACGAACAGGGTCATCCTTCATATACGAAGCATCATTTAGTACCTTTATCAATGCAGTCTCCCAGACTGCTTCAATAGGTATG